TAGTTCTGATAAATACCTAAAGAAGCGTAGAGCTGCCATTGGTAAGGCAATGAAGAAAGAAGAACTAGACCCCGTTGGTCAAGAAGACGATGATGTTGATAACGACGGAGATAGTGATAGTTCTGACAAGTATCTTAAGAATAGAAGAAAGGCTGTAGCAAAAGCTATGAAAGAGTCAGAAGATATGACTGACAGAGAAGTTGATAATAGAGAGAAAATCGCCGATAGACTAATGAAAAAGAAGGCAGATTTCAAAAAACGTTATGGTGATAAATGGGAAGATGTATTATACGCAACTGCCACCAAATTAGCTATGAGTGGTGATACAGGAGACGAAGAATGATTAAACTAAGTGACTTATTAAGTGAAGACCACAAAGAAGTTCTTCATAAGGGGAAGTCAAAGTCAGGTCTAGATTGGGATGCCGATAAGGATAATCCTAAAGAAGACTTATCTAAGTTAGAGAACACACTTGAAACTGAAGACTTGGTTGAAATGTATGAGGGTGAAGACCTTGACGAGAGGCAGTTAAAAGGGTATATTAAATCTATACATAAAATGGCAGCCGAACTCTACAATGTTTTAGAAGATACCGATGACCCAGAAGAGTGGGTTATGGAAAAGGCAAAACAATGTGATAGTATGCTACACGCTATTCATGGTCATGTATCTTATGCAAAAGATAAGGACAGAGTTTCTGAGTTAGAAAGAGAAACCCGTGACCAAGTAAGAGAAAGAGGCTACTAAAGGATTTAATAAATGGCAGATACATCTTTATTTAGAAGATTAAAGCGCTTATTTTCTGGTCAAGCTGTAATTAGAAATATCGGTGGTAAGAAACTCAAGGTTTCCGATACATCTAAAATTCAGTCATATGGAACCAGAAACTTAATTGACCGATATCACAGAATTCACAATGCTGGTCAATATGGATTTAGTGCTCAAAGTAATTACGATATGTATTCAGCTTTCCAACAAGCTAGATTACAACTATTTCGTGATTATGACTTGATGGATAATGACCCAATTATCGCATCAGTTCTAGATATATACGCAGATGAGTCAACGGTCAAAAATCCATTTAATGAAATCTTAACAATTAAATCTGACAACGACCAAATACACGAAATCCTAACTAATCTATTTTACGACATATTAAACGTTGAATTCAATCTCTGGCCTTGGACAAGAAATATGTGCAAGTATGGAGATTTTTATTTATATCTAATGATACACCCAGAACACGGTGTTATGAATGTTGTTCCATTATCTGTATATGAAACAACAAGAGTAGAAGGTGACCTAGAAACTGGTAATCCATTTGCGGTCACCTTTAAACTTGATAGTGAACATTCTGTTGTTCAAAAGAAAGACTTTGAAAACTACGAAATTGCTCACTTCCGTCTTCTTTCCGATTCAAACTTCCTACCATACGGAAAGTCAATGTTAGAAGGTGGACGCAGAATCCACAAACAACTCAAGTTGATGGAAGACGCAATGCTTATTCATCGTGTTACCCGCGCTCCCGATAAGAGAATATTTAAGGTAGATGTGGGTAACATCCCCCCGGGCGAAATTGACACATTTATGGAACGCATTATCAATAGTGTCAAGAGACAACCATTGGTTGATGGTCAAACTGGTGACTATAATATGAAGTATAATATGCAAAACATATTGGAAGACTTCTATTTCCCAGTTCGTGGTAAAGATAGTGGAACCACTGTAGAAAACCTAAGCGGTCTTCAGTTCAATGCAATTGAAGATGTTGAGTATCTACTACACAAGTTGATGGCTGCCTTTAAAGTTCCAAAATCATTTATTGGATACGAAGAAGACACAAGTGGAAAGGCTACATTAGCCGCACAAGACGTTCGTTTTGCAAGAACAATTGAACGCATCCAACGTATCGTGGTCAGTGAACTTAACAAGATTGCTATTGTTCATCTTTACACACTTGGATATCGTGACGAAGAGTTGGTTGATTTCAGCCTCTCACTAACAAACCCATCTATGGTTTACGAGATGGAAAAAATTAATCTATGGAAAGAGAAAGCTGCCCTCGCTGACCAATTGGTTCAGGGTAGATTTGTTTCCCGTGAGTGGATTTATAAGAATGTTCTTGGTGTCACTGAAGAAGACATTATCATTGAACAGGCCAGTGTTATTGATGACGCTAAGTTTGAAGGTCAAGTTCAGAAGGTTACACAAGATGTTCTCAACCCACCACCCCCACCAGAAGCGGCTCCCGAAGGTGGTGCTCCGCCAGAAGGCGCTCCTCCCGTTGAGGAAGACGAAGATATTTACAATGCCGAAAAAGCACTTGATGATGTTGAAACATTATTAGCCACTAGAAAGAAAATGGGTAGACCACCAGAAGGTCACAAGTATGGAACCGACAAAGATAAGTTAGGTCGTGACCCACTTGGATATAAAGAAATATTGGGTGCTATGGATGTATTACCAAAAAATAAGAAAGCTGGTAAATCATACGTAGACCCAAGATTACGAGAAGCATTGAAAGATTTAGATTTAAACCTAGATACTACTGATAGTGGTTTATTAAAAGATTAATGTTTTGGTGATGATAGACAATATTTAATATATAGACTTAGTGTAGGAAGACTATGAGTATAAAACACAGTAAATACAAGAATACCGGAATACTTTTTGAATTACTAACCAGACAAATTGCGTCTGATATTTTAGCAGGTGTTAAAAACTCCAAGGCCATTCCCGTAGTAGAACGATATTTTAATAAGCACAAGGAATTGGGCAAAGAATTAATTTTATATCGTTCTTTTTTTAGTGGTAAAAAGTTATCCGAAACTAATGCTCTAGATTATATTACTGCACTAACAGAACAAAGAAAGAACTTAGATACAAGAAAGCTAAGAGAAGAAAAATATAATCTAGTAAAAGAAATCAAAGACAATTACGATTTACAAAAGTTTTTGTCAAATCGTGTTCCTTCATATAAAATTTATGCATCAGTGTATAAAATCTTTGAGTCTGCACAACAAGGATATACATACGAAAATGTTCAAGAACTAAGTGAGTCAAAATATACCTTAGTTGAGTATCTTTGTGGTGAGGTTGAAAACAAACAAATCGTGGTTGAGAGCGAGGTGGTCAATACTTTAAGAGAACAAGAAGAAGACCTAAGATTATTAACCTATAAAATGATTCTAGAAAAGTTCAATAAAAAGTATAAGAACCTAAATGAACACCAAACTAATCTATTAAAAGAGTATTTGAATAATGCTTCTGACACCCAGTATTTATTAAACTTGGTCAAAACAGAATCTATTATTCTATCAAGAGAACTAAAGTCAAAAGTTAAAAATGTGCATAATGAAGTAGAACAAATTAAATTACAGGAAGTTGTAAAGCAATTAGATGGCTTTCAAACTCTCAACCACGTTAAAAATAATCACTTAACCGCTCTAATGATTGGTTATGAACTAAACAGTCAGTTAGATAATTTCCAAAGTCATGACTGAAGAAGAATTTAGAAAGTTAGTAAGAGAGATATTAGAAGATGAGATAGAAGAAATCAGTACTACTGCTAGTGTTGCTGTTTACTCTACCCCACACGCGTTCACGGGAAATAAGAAAAAAAATAAAGACAGACAAAAAAAGACCGCCAAAAAAAGTGGTTACAAATTAGCCGAATCGGTTAACAAACTTGACGAAGCAGTTTCAAGGTATAACAGATTTAAAAATGACCAAGAAAAAACATCTCGTCAAAAGATTGGGTTATCAATAAGAGAAGCAAAAAAAGCTATAAAAGAAATAGACAGACAATTAAAAATATTAACAAGATATAAAAATGAGTTCCGATATAGCACGGACCACTACTGGAAACGTACTTTAAAGGATATTTATACTATTGAGAGGAAAGTACTGAAAATTTCCCAACGTCTCAGGGAGTTAAAATCATGAGCAAGCTTTTAGTAGAAACAAATTTTATTCAATATGATAGTAATATCATCGCAGAGG